TGCGATCCTAGAAAAATTCTTATATTAGGTAATGGAGCAGGAGATTACAGAGATAAAGAAATTAAAGTTACAGGAAAGAATTACGAAAAAGGAATAGCTTTAGATGGAATAAAATCTCATTATGGAGATTATATAGATTTTAGAAAGATATTAATACATAGAAATATAATATGGGAAGCTATAAATTCAACAATGCATACTGTTGAGAAACCTAGAGCTGGAGTAAATTCAAAAGATACTTTTATATTAGAAGAATATTTAAGAGTAACAGAGTTTTTTAAAAACATATTTACTACGATTAGCAACTGTACAGGTGGTTTTGTTCAACTAGGTTTGATAGTAGACGACGGTACTAATGACAAAGATGATTTAACTAAACACAAAATTTTGAAAATAGTACCTACCACTTTCGTAGATACCGGATTAGATATATGGAAATTCAATACTTTGAATGGTGATGGATCTACTAGAGAACTTAGCATTACTGCCGAATTACCTTCTACTGATTTGCATGCATCTTTAGTTAAAAACATATTTAATAATTCTAGAGTAACAAATGCTATTAGAAGCGATACCAATGACGGATTATCTATCAATGATTTAGAAGAGCTAGCTACTAGACTTTTAGATGAATACTATAATAAATTAATGCCTAGAACAAAATATAGTAATGAGACTTGTGATGCAGCTAGAACTTTATTATTTAATATAAACAAGGGAAGACCAACATCTTCTTTAGTAAATAATAATCAATATTTATGGCTCATGAAAATGAATGTCAAAATGGACGGAGTAGGAGGATGGAGAATAGGACATCATATAAACAGCAATACAGTTCCTCCAAGTTATACTACGGATAGAGATATTGCTTTTATAGTTACTAGAGTTCATCATGTAGTAGAGGGACAGGATTGGCAAACTGAGTTAGAGTCCATTTGTACAGTTGTACCTCCGGGAACGCCTACCTTAGGAGCATAAAATAAAATAATCATGGCTAATTTTTTTTATACAGAAGGTGGTTTTTTATGGGATGAAAATAACATGCCGTATAAAGGATATTATTTTTATACCAACAGAATACCATACGCAGGTATAAACGGGAAGGATACTAGAAAAAGATTATTTTTAGAGTACGAATTTAAGAGAAGGGTATATTCTTCTCTTGGTTCGGAGCCCATGGTAGAGTATATTAACATAAATCCTTACACACCGACAAAAGAAGTTATAGAAGAAGAAGGGCTTTATTTTAAACGATATTTCTATCAAAAACGAATAAAACCAATAACATCTATAACAGAAATTAGTAAAGATGATTATTTTTCTGCTAAAAACTTGCAGGATAACAAAAATAGACTTATATTTGCAGAAATCTATTGGAAAGTCCGTGGAGATAAAGTTAAAGTAGCGCAATTAAACAGGAATGAAGTTTTAAGTGCAGATACAACTTTTCCAGGACTTAAGAGGTTTATTGTAAATTATAATGAGTTTTATATAGATGATGGTTATTGAGAACGAGGATCAACTAAGGGAGGTCCAAACTAATTTTTCAGGTTCCTTTGTGTTTCCTATTCCGAAAGATATGTCAAATTTTTCGGAGGGGCTCTCTATGTTATTTATACATGACTATAAATCAAATGAGTCATATTCAATAGCATTACAACATGAAGAATTTAAATCAAACATAACATTAGAGACATTACAGACATTATTATCATTTAATTATGTAATAGCTTCATCTAAATACATCTTTGATTATTATTTCCCCAGTAAATTTTCAACCGAGTTCCCATTACTATATTGGCTAAACAAAGGAGATACAGATTACTTAGGAGATTTATATTCATTTACATCTAAGTACAAAAGATTTTATTATCCATCAACATCTTATAACATCTATATTCCATATTACATGTTCTTAAGATGTTTTAATAGTCAGCTATCCTATTTAAGCACATTGGATAAGAAATCATCTGTCATTGAAAAATATACATCTATTCTATCATCTTTAAATCATATTAGAGATAATGGAATTTGCATTGACATTCCTCAAATAAATGAAGTATACAATAAGAAATTAACAACATCTTTACTACATCCTAAATACATGCTCTACAATGCCACAGGAAGGCCCGTAGGGACATGTAATGGTATTAACCTTAGCGCAATACCAAAAGATGAAAAACATCGCTTAGGATTCATTTCTAGGCATGATAGAGGAATATTAGTGGAATTTGATATTAAGTCATTTCATTTATATCTGATTGCAAAGGCCATTGGATATACATTAGAAGAAGAAGATGTTCACATGTATTTAGCAAAGATGTATTTCAAGAAGAATAATATATCCCCGCAAGAATACGATGAAGCTAAAAAAATCACTTTCACTAATATTTATTCTGAAAGGGGGGATGCTAAGAAGATTCCTTTCTTTAGTGCATTGTATAAATATAGGGATTCGATATATAGTCAAATGGTTCAAGATAAAGAAGTTATTGTTCCATACTGTGTAAGAACTTTAAAACTATCGAATCTAAAAGATGATTACTCCTACACAAAAGGAAAATTATTCTCTTATGTTATACAATTAATGGAAGTTGAACATTTTTTTGACATTATTAGTAAAATTATTGTATATTTGCAGTCGAAGAAAACGCAAATCGTATTATATGTGTATGATTCTTTCTTATTAGATTTTGACAGAGAAGATGGATTGGAAACATTAAGGGGAATACAAAAGATTATAAACGATTCTGGGTTTAGCTCATCTGTGAAAATTGGAAAAAACTATTTTAACATGAAATCTTTTGATTTGGAAAACATGAAAACATGATTGAGAGGAAACCTACAAAATTATTATGTACTTTTTGCCACCCGCATTTTATAGAAAGTACATTGAAGACTATTAGAAACACTTATGATATAACAAACGATAGTGTATTTGTTTTTAGAAATGCATCCGATAATGATGAACTAATTTTAAGTTACAATGTTATCAGAGAGGAAGATTTTACATTACTTCCGTCCACCCTTATATTACATAGAAATAAAGAAACCGGAACTTTATTCACTCTAAATGGCCTTAACATACTTATAGAGCAATCGAATAATGGTAAACTTGATGTTAATTATAAAATTGACTGGTATGCTTACGAGAATTGCCTAATAGTGACAGGATCTGATGGATTGAGAATAATTGACTTAAAGTTTCTTTACAAAAAGAATATTTCTAACATTTAATTTATATAGTTATGAGTAATTTTGCAGAACGTTTCAAACAAGAAGCGAGTAAACTTTCTAACTCCGGCCCTACAGGTAGAAAGAAAGGTAAAAACATTTTTGATTATATTTGGAGACCTACATCTAGTTCTACCACTATTAGAATTGTACCAAACAAAAAAGATCCTGAATGGCCTTTTTATATGGTTTATATTCATGGTAGAGATTACACCACAAAGATAGGTTTAGCAAATTACGAGTTTGTATCTCCTAAAACTTTCCAAAAAGAAGATCCGGCTGAATTATTTGCCAATAATCTTTACAGACAGGATTATGAGAACAACAAGCAATTTATTAAATATTTTTCTCCTCAAAAGTTTTACTATGTCCCTATTCTAATAAGAGGAAAGGAATCGTCAGGAATCAAGGTATGGCCTGTAAACACTAAGACTTACGAGAAAATATTCAACATCATGAATACTATTTTTGAGGAAGAAGGAGAAGACTCGTCAAAAATCTTTGACTTAAAAATAGGAACTGACTTAGTTATCACCAAACCTTCCGGAGGTGGAGTGGAAATTACAGCAAAGAGAAGCCCGACTAATTTGATAGAAAGAGCGGAAGAAGGCTATACTATTGAGGATTTTAAGAGACAGTATGAGGAAATGGGAAATATTGAGGGTTTGTACATTACTCATACAAAAGAAGAGATTGAAAAAATGGTAACTTCTTTAGCAGGATCTTTATTCTCAAAAAGCAAGGCACCGGAATCAACTGAGATTATAAGAGGTGGCACAAAGACACAAGAAACTACGGAAGAGGGAAGAAATAAACAGGTTGAAAAACCAGTAGCTACCAAATCACTTGAAGACGATTTTTCTAAATTTCTAGATTCTATATAAAAAAACGTTAATTATGGCAAAGAAAAAGGAATCCTCCCAAGAGAGGACTGACACATCTTTTGCATCATCTTTGATAGATGCGATAAATGCTAAGTACAAAAAAGACATAGGGACTGTAGCTTACAAGCTAGAAGACTCTACGTTAGCACCTACAAATGTTAGTGATTTTATACCTACCGGATGTACAACACTAGATATGGCTATTTCCAATAGAGAAAATGGCGGGTATCCTGTAGGTAAAATTGTAGAACTAATAGGACTAGAACAATCTGGAAAATCTTTATTAGCTGCTCACGCTATAAAAGAAACACAAAAGAAAGGAGGAATTGGAATTATTATAGATACAGAGAGTGCTGTGAGTAAAGAATTTCTAAGTGCTATTGGTGTAGATTTAAAAAAGAACTTCGTATATGTGCAGCATGAAGTTATAGAAGATGTTTTTAATTCAGTCGAAACTATAATAGAGCAAATGAGAGCATCTAATAAAGATGTTATCGTAACTATTGTTGTGGATTCAGTAATGGGAGCAAGTACAAAGGACGAGATTGAGGGTAATTATGACAAAGATGGATGGGCTACGCAAAAGGCAATCATTATATCTAAAGCCATGCGTAAACTTACAAACTTGTTAGGCAGAGAAAAGATTCTTTTAATTTTCACTAACCAACTTAGGCAGAATCTACAGGCTAGACCAGGAATGGGGGATTCTTACACTACATCAGGAGGTAAGGCTATTGGTTTTCACTCATCCATAAGAGTTAAGTTAGTCAAGAAAGGAAAAATACAGGGTCCTGAAAAAGATTTGCCTTTAGGTATTACTACGGAAGCAGAGATTATCAAGAATAGAATAGGACCTCCTCATAGAAAAGCATCCTTCAATATTATGTATAACTCAGGAATTGATGATGTAAGTTCAATTATGGATTTCCTAAAAGACAAAGGAATTGCAACAGCTTCCGGACCCTGGTATACTTATAAATATTGCAATAGAGAGACCGGAGAAATTATAGAGGAAATAAAATTTCAAAGGAAAGATTTTCACGATAAGCTATTTTCCAGGGAAGAAATACGTAAAGATATATTCTCTAATATCTCTGATTATTATATTACAACATACATTAAAAGAGACGGTAGCGACGAAGGAGATTCTACTCCATTCATTCACATAGAAGAAACGGAAGATGACAATTGATTTATCAAAATTGTTAGATAATCATAGATCTATGTCTAACGAAAAGACTGTTCTTATAATAGATGGAACTAATTTGTTTATCAGATGCTTTTGTGCCTATCCGACATTGAACACGGATGGGCACACAATAGGAGGTGCCTTTGGATTCTTAGAAAGTATGTTTTCTTTTGTTAAGACTTACAATATAAATAAAGTTATTGTTGTATTTGATGGTCAAGGAGGATCTGTACGGAGAAAAAAAATGTACAAAGGGTATAAATCCGGCAAACATAAAGGACTTAAGTTAAATAGACTAACCGAAAGTAAAACAGAAAGTACAGATAAAGAATCAGAAAGACAAATTAGAAGACTTATAGAGTATTTAAATAATTTACCTGTTGTTCAATTAATCATGGACGGAGTTGAAGCTGATGATGTTATTTCTATTCTCATAAACTCAAATGACTTAGATGATTACAAATATAAATTTATAATGTCATCTGATAAAGACTACCTCCAGTTAGTATCGGAAAACATACAAGTTTATAACCCTACAAAAAAAATTATGTATTCTCCGAAAAAAGTTACCGAAGAATTTGGAATTATCCCAGAAAACTTCGTATATTACAAGGCTTTTGTGGGGGACCGCAGCGACAATATTCCTAGCTTCGGTTCTATAGGAGAAAAAAACATAATTAAGTTCTTTCCGGAGATACGAAATACTAAAATAGAGGATTTAGATTTTTTCTATAACCGAGCAAAAGATTTGATTTCAGAGGGTAAAAAGTATAAAGGGTTAGATAATCTCATTAACGATTTTGATAAATTAGAATTAAACTACAAATTAATTCAGTTACATAACGTTGATGTTTCTTACCACACAAAAAGTGCAATAAGAAGAATATTGCAGGAGTTTGTACCCTCTAGTTATGACTATGAATTTATGCAAATGTTTGCGTTCGACGGGCTTTTCTCTAGGATTAATGACTTTGATTCATGGCATAGAAACTTTGTAAACAGATTAAAATCATAAATAATGACCGCCAATTTATTAAATTCTTTTGGTACGGATTTTCAAAAGAAGGTTTTGTACAATTTGCTTAATGACGAGAATTTCTTTACTCGCATTAT